CGCTATGTTACCGATTAATAACGGGCAACAATTTATTGTTTTGTCGAAATTGGTCTACTTGCCTGAATTTAAGTTTGAAGACGAAGGCGGCGAAAGTAGCGACAATACCGGAGGATTTATTTAATGTATGAACTTGCCGATTTAATTTCAATGGCTTTTGTCGGAATTATGTACGGTGATGTTTTCGGTTGGTGTATGTGGAGGTTACCTTATGATTGGCATTGAAAATACTGCGAGCGCATTTTTGCACGTCATTATTGCCATATTCGGCGGCATTTGCGGCGGTCTTATCTACGACGTTTTTAAAAATGATGACAACAAACTTGATGATTAACGGATTACACCGAGAAGGTGATTTATTTTAGCGAGGTATTAAAATGCTTGCCATTGATAAAATTTACAATGAAGACTGCCTTGAAGGTATGAAACGAATTGCCGACGGCTCTGTTGATTTCGTCTGTACAGATTTACCTTTCGGAATTGTCGATTGTGACTGGGATAAAAAAATAAATCTTGCCGAATTTTGGACGCAGATAAAACGAGTATTGAAACCGACTGCAAGCGCGGCATTGTTTGCAAGCGGGAAATTTTCTTACGAGTTGGCTCACTCAAATTGGGATTGGTTTAAATATCGGTGGACGTGGGTCAAAAATGTTAAAACAGGTTTTGTACACGCCAAAAATTGTCCAATGCGACAAGTCGAAGATATTTTGATATTTTCCGACGGCGCTATAGCTCACGAAGGCAAAAGTAAACGCAGAATGAAATATTTTCCGCAAGGTGTACACGAGACAGAAAACGGCAAGCCGCGTGTTAGTAGAAAATCAAAACATAAATTCGGCGGCATATACGGTTCGCGACCTTCGAATAAAGAAATTTTTATATCGACAACTACGGGCTATCCTACAGATTTACTTACGTTTAAAGCGCTGCGCAATGGCGGCAGAATAAATTCCACGCAAAAGCCCGTTGATTTAATCGAGTATTTGATAAAGACCTACACCAACGAAGGAGAAACTGTACTTGACGCGACAATAGGTTCGGGTACTACAGCGGTTGCGGCGATTAATACAGGCAGACACTTTATCGGCTTCGAGACCGAGAAAAAGTTTTTCGACATTGCCAACGAGCGTATTGCGAAATCTTATGCCGAGAAGGAACAATCCTTAATCAAGGAGTGATTTAATTGATAAGGTACGAAGACCCGCTCACGCTGGCGGAAGTTGAAGTCAACGACGTTTCAACCGCCTATTATGTTTTACGCGTTACCAATGATTTAAGTTTTGCGCTCGGAACTATGGCGGCTACTATGGAAAAAGAATATTCGAGGAACGCCGCCGAAAATTTTCAACTCGAGCACGATTTACTTGCGCCGTATCTTGAGACCGACACTACGGTTACTTCTGAAGGTTTTGAAATTACAGTTCCTCTTCGCGAAATACCTAACCCGTTACCAAGTGTCGTGCCTGAAAAGGTTCGTGCCGCCGTTGAATATCTTGACGCGCAACTTGCACTTGACCGGCAACGATTTGAGAAAGATTTGGAAGTTGAGCAAGCGCCGCTGAAAGAAAGTTTGCAGACGCTTGAAGGCAAGGTTAAAACTTGGTTTAAATCCGAAGTCGAAAACGGCGCTGATTGGTTAGGCGGTTCAAACAAAGTCGTCTTATCCGGCGGAACACTGCGCTACATAAACGGCGATGTTACTTTCGAGTATCGCGAAATGAACTACGATTGAGGTGTTGCAATGTCTGCAGAATTTCCTTTCATAGGTTCAACACAGGCGCTTGATACCAACACCTTGCCGCTTTTTAAAATGTACGCGTGGGATTTTGACAAACACACTTTCAAGCTTGACGGCAACGGCAAAATGATTCTGCTTGAAGGCAATGACGCTCTGGAAGTGTGGATAACAAAAGCGCTTATGACTGAAAGATTTGTCTACAAGGCATATACTTGGCGATACGGCGCAGAACTCAAAAGGTTTATCGGCAAGGTTATGGGCGTGCAGGAACGAAAGTCCGAACTGAAACGTATGATAATTGAATCGATAATGATTAATCCTTATGTTCGCAGTGTTGATTTAGTTGAATTTACTGAAGATGAACATAACCGCGAATTGACGGTTACAATAAAATTAACTACGATTTATGGTGAGTTAATCCTTTAGAAATTGGAAGTCTAAAAATTCAAGTCACGAAGGCGATACCGTGTTGGATTGTTTTGCCGGCAGTGGCACAACCGCCGAAGCTTGCATTAAAAATAACCGTCACTTTATCGGCTTTGAACTTGACGAAAAATATTTTAATATTGCCAACGAACGCATTGCGAAAGCTTACGCCGAAAGAGACAAACAGCTTTTCAATTAGTTTCAATGTACTTTTCAACTGCCGTCTGAATAAACGTTGCTAAACTTAAGCCGCGTTTTGACGCCTCCGCCTTGTAATATTCGCGCTTGCCTTTTTTTAACATAATTGTCAATTTATCGTAAGCCTTAGCTTGATAATTGGCGTTAGCTCTTAATCTTGATTCAGGCACTGACATTTTTATCACCTCTGAAACTATTGTAATACGGGCATTATTTTTAATCAAGCATAATCAAAAAATTTTTTTAAAAAGGCTTGACAAATTGTAATGCTGGTATTACAATACGCAACAGATAAGTTAATCAACTTGAATGTTTTGAGGAGGTAATTTTAAATGACTTTGGCAGAATACAAAGACAAAAAGCTTAATGACGCCGCCAATTACGCTTACAATTTGCTTGACGGAAACAGCGGTACTATCTGGGTTGACAACCATTGCCACGGTGAAGTTGATATAAAAGACTTGGACGTCATCACCGAAGACGGTAAACTTAAACTCGTCGAATATCAAAACCGCAGACCGCCTTACACGCTTACCGAATGCAACTTCAAGTTCATTGAAGATTTCAAAGAGGAAATTAAAAATTTTGTAGCGGCGGTAAATCGCGAAGATGAATCTTACACTTTCAGCTGTTTTCGCAACTAACAGTAATTAACAACTATTTGGCGCTTAGGCGCTTTTTTTATTGGTGGTGGTTTAAATGCCTTATGTTGCGGAAACGCAGGAAGAAATTTTAGCTGAACTTCAAACGCAATCTCAATCGGCGGAAAGTCGAGTAGAAGGTACTTTTTCTTACGATTGCTTTTCTACCAACGCTATTGAATTTCAAAAATTTTCACTTGAGCTTGCCGAAGCCTACAGACAAAGCTTTGGAGATACGGCTACAGGTGAATACCTTGAAATGCGAGCCGCCGAACACGGCATAGTAAGGCGTCAAGCCACAAAAGCAAAAGGCGTCGTGACCGTCACGGGTAGAGGTACTGTACCTGCAGGTTCTATTTTTGCCACGCCCGCCAATGTGCGTTTTGTCACTACCGAGACTGTTGAGTTTGACGGCACTGCCGATATTGAAGTAGAGGCACAGACGGCAGGTCTTCAAGGCAACGTTGCGGCGGGTACTATCACGCGAATACCTTTGAGTATCGGCGGCGTGTATTCAGTTACAAACGCCGAGCCTACCACTGACGGCTATGACCAAGAATCGGACGACGACTTCCGCGAAAGGTATTTACTTAAAGTTCGGCGCCCTTCAACAACGGGCAATCCCGCCGACTACATTCATTTCTGCTTGACAATCGAAGGCGTCGGCGCAGTTACCGTGCTTAGAAATCCTTACGGACGTTGCACAGTCGGACTTTGGATAGTCGATTCTAACTTGCAACCTGCAGGCGATGAACTTTTGGAGCGCGTTTCAACCGCCATTGCTACGTTTCGACCTGTAGGCGCTCAAGTCTACGTTGACAGCGCACAGCCGATAACGATTGATATTTCGGCTGACATTATCGGAACTCTTGATATTGATACTTTTAAAACCAACGTGATTAAATATTTTCAGTCACTGCTTTTAAATTATGAGCCCGATTATACTACGGTTGACGTTTATGAAGATGCCATTAACGCGCCCGCAAGCTACATCACCCGCGCCAAAATCGGTGAAGCGTTTCTTAAATCCGGTGCAAGCGATTATGATTACGATTCAATCCGCTTGAACGGCAATTTCAGCGACATTATTTTGACGGCTGTACAAATGCCGCTTTTGGGTACAGTCACTGTAAGACAAACTATCAGAGGTTAAGGAGGGAATTTGATGAGCAAAGCGACGTTTGAATTTATGCGCAAAGTGCCTGTAGATTTACTTCGCTATTTGCCTAATTTTCTCTCCAAAGACGACATTTTTAAAAATGTTGAAGACACCTTATCTTGGAAACACGAGCGCTACCGATTAAAGCTGATTGACACTGCGCGGCAATTCTTTCTCGAAACGGCTACTTGGGGATTAAGCGACTGGGAAAAATTTCTCGGCATTACTCCCAAAGAAGGTTCGACCTTCGACGCGCGAAAAGCTGTTTGTCGAGTAAAACTGCGCGGTCTTGAAACTATGACGCCCGCCAATACAATTCGACTTATGGAAGAATTTATGACGAGTGGTCACGCCGATATTGAAGAATTGGGCGACGGCGAAATACGCTTGATTCTTGATAACGGCGTTTTTTATTGGGACGAACTTTTCAAGGCTCTGTGGGAATTTTTACCCGCGCATTTAATCTGGAGTTTAAAGTACAATCAACACTACGAACTTGAGCTTTACAACGGCATTGTCGGCGTTGAAGCCGATAGAACACAGCTCAACGAAGCCAATTTGACTTCGCCGAAAACCGAATTAAATATCGGCAACCATATTGGCGACGCAAGCAACGTCACTGTCGATTATGACTTCAACGAACCTACACAGACCGAAGATATTTATATCGGCAATTACCTTTCTTTCGGCGGGTATACCGTTATTGACGCCGCCGAAGATAAAGACGATTTTGACGGCGATTTTTATAAAATATTGTGGGAACGGTGGCGGGAGTGGAAACGCAATCCGCTTGTAAAAATCTATTCTCATCACTTTGACATTGACGAGGGCGAAATTGACCCCGACGACCCCGAAATTTTTCCTGACGGTAATTTCCTTCGACTGTACTACAAATTCCCTTGTACAAAACGAATCAGATATACCACGTTGCCTGACCCAAAAAAAAACTTGACGGGCAACGACATTAACGCCGTAGGCAATTACGCGGCGGCTAACAAACTTATTCTTAATTGGCGCGGTGACGCTACTACCGGCATTGCCCGCGCTCTTTTAATCGAGAGAACCATTGAAAAGATTTTTTAAGGTGGTGAGATAATGACTGAAACTGAAATTTTTGATTCATCAACATATATTCTGGGCGCTACGGGTATGTTGAACACTGCCGACGGTCTTGACGTGTTGTCCGAAGGTTTACTCGGTAAAGAAATTTTGTTTACCCGCGTTGCACTCGGTGACGGCACGATGACTGCCGACAGTGAGGAAGATTACCGCGCAAAAGTTCTTGCAACAAAGTCTATGATTAATTGGCGCATTGATATTCCGATCGTTGAGATGACCAATCAGGGCAACGGCAAAGTTTTACTCCACGCGATGAAAGATAACGCCGATATTGCCGACAGCTTTTTTGCTCGTGAGCAAGCGGTTTTCGCAAAACACCCGCGAACAGGTAAAGAGGTGCTTTACGCTTACCGTAACAGCGGCGACCAATCAAGCTTTATCGCAAGCAATACCGGTCCCGTGGCTAAGATTATCGATTTGGGCTTGCTGACTGTTATTCAAAATGCCAAAAACGTCAACGCTATTGTTGACGCAAGTTTTGCTTACACTGCGCGGAAAGATTTTCTTGAACACGTTGAAAGCGAACACCCGCACCCGAATATACCGAATCATTTTGCCGACGTCACCGACGCAGATTTTATCTGGGTGACTTGCCACGATAACCATTTGCACAAAATGACGCTCGACAATGCGCGGCAAGTTTTGCTCGGCGACTTGCAAAAAAATGTTGACGATAACGGCTCTAAACTTGACGAACTTCAAAAAATTATCATTGCCGAAAAAGAATTGGGACTTGATTCAAATATCTTGATTGTTGAGGATTTTAATCCGATAACCGAGCTTGATACTTTTTCTTGCAAGGTGTTGAGTTGTGCAAAAGGCGGCGCATTAATCGGCGTTGATTCGGTTGACGGCATTGTTAAAGGCGACCATTATTGGATTGCCGACGGCGTCAACCAAGAATTGATCCAAGTCAAAGGCGTTGCTTACGGCGTCGATTATTTCCGCGTCACGCTCGAAATACCGCTCACTTACGACTACAACGACGCCAAACTTTATCGGACCACTTACCATGATAAACAGGTTGACAAAAAGTCTTTCAGCTGGATTCCGCGCACTGTTTGGACCGGTATTGAGGCTAACCTTGAGCGCGAAATTTATGCCGATACCACGCTTGCTAATTCGGCGGCGATTAAAATTGAAGGTGAAGGTATGGTTAATACTAACGGTTATATGACACTTGATAAAAACTTTAAAGGCGATTACACCTACAGTGAAGGCAACCCCGGCAGTGAACACGAAGGCGGCATAACCTATGAGCATATAAGCGACGAAGAGGTCGCAAACATTTTTTCAGGTGTTTATGATACGGGAGACGACGACAATGACTAAAAAACCATTTGAATATAAAGGTATCAAAA